CTGGAACGCACTATATATGTGTAGGCCATCATCAGCAGCTGGCGAGATAGTGCACAGGGGCTGGATCCGGCCATACGGCGATGCGCCGATCTGTGATATGGTTATCCAGACGTGGGATCTGAATTTCGGGAAGGATGCCAAAACGGTCAACAGCTCGTACGTGTCAGGCCAGACATGGGGGAGGTGTGGCTCGAATTATTTCTTGCTAGATGCTGAGCGCGGCAAGTGGACGCATACCGAAAATAAAAAGCGGGTTATAGCTATGCGCAAACGCTGGCCGGACTGCAGGGCGGTATACGTGGAGGATGCGGCCAGCGGCGCGCCGTTGATTAGCGATCTTAAAGGCGTTGTACCCGGGCTTGTGCCTGTTCCGCCAAAGGGCAGCAAGATAGCGCGCTTCGAGGCTGTGGCGCCGCTTTTTGAATCCGGGCAAGTTTTCGTGCCGGACCTAGGCGAGCGCTGGGTTAGGGAGTGGATTGAAGAAATCGTTTCGTTTCCGACATCACCGAACAACGACCAGGTCGACGCGTGCGCGATGGCTTTAACAAAGTTGACAAAGGTTTACGATTTCGGTAGTTTCCGTGGTATAACGGGCGGATACAAATCGCCGATGGGGCTTACTTGATGAGTGAAAAATACGCGATGCCGAGCCAGGTGGCGACGAAAAGAGTAGGCACGTCTGGCGTTGCCCAATCTAGCGGATCCATAACAGCCGATCCTCTCAAATCACTGCATGGCGACAAAGGCATCAAATTATACACCGAGATGTCTTGTAACAGCTCGGTCATATCTGCGATTCGCTATTTGGTGCGAACATGGATTACGCAGGTCAAATGGTACGTCGAACCAGCCGATGATAGCAATAAGGCGAGAGAGATTGCCGATTTCGTTGAGCAGTGCATGTATGACATGGAACATAGCTGGTCTGATTTTATTTCGGACGTGCTGACATTTCTGGATTACGGTTGGTCTTGGTTCGAGTGGGTCGCTAAAGCCAGGCGTGGCGTGAACGCGAAAGACGGGGCGTTGTCGTCCAAATATTCGGACGGAAAATTCGGCTGGCGCGGCTTGTACCTGTGCGGTCATCAATCATGGTACAAGTGGGATTATGATGGCGATCGTCTATGTGGCTTGGTTCAAAACGATCAATATAACGGATCGGGGCCTGTAACGATCAGCGTCGATAAATCTATCCATTTCAGAACCGAGCATGCCGGCGGTAACCCCGAAAGCAGATCGATGTATCGCGGGGCAGTGCTGGACTGGTACGCCTTGAAACGCGTGTCTGATATGGAACTGATCGGCATCCAAAGGGACTTCACCGGGATACCGGTGATGACAGGACCAATGGAGCTTTTCAAGGAGGGCACGCCGGAATACACGAATATACGGCCGTATCTGGAAACTATTTTGGCCCAACTCCAACGCGACGAGAGATTGTTCGCGCTGTTGCCACCAGAAAAAAATGAAGATGGGATGCCTACCGGGTACACGTTTCGTCTCGAGTCAAGCCCAGGCCGCCACCAGATCGATACAACCAAGGTACGGCAACAGCTGCGAGCTAACATATTGCAGTCTGTCCTGGCACAATTCATCATGCTCGGCGTTTCATCTGAGCACGGGAGCCGATCGCTAGCCGATAGCGCCACTAGTAATTTTTCAATGGCCCTTGGTGCAATCCTAGATAACATCTGCCAGACATTTACGGCGCAAGGTATATCGCGATTGATCGAGCTGAATCGCATACCTCAGGAGCTTAGGCCTGCCTTACGGCACGGCGATCTTGAAACACCAGACCTTAATGCGGTTGGCAACTTCGTCTCAAAGCTTTCTGGCGCTGGACTTGATTTTACTGACGAGAAAACTGCAATCGAGCTCAGGCGGATCGCCAGCCTGCCGACCGATGTCGATTGCAGCTGCGGGGACGACGAAAGGTGAAGTCTATAGCGCCAGAGTCTGATGCCTCTTATCGGATCGCCGATAAGCATACTCTTGGGTTTCAACGCGCGGTAGCAAGAAAAATCGGTGCGGTTGGTGGTGTCGTTTATGACGCACTGTTGCCTGTACTGGCCAAATACGAACATGTTGGCGCCGCAGTTACGGCATACGATACAGCACAAGAGATTGTTGATGCGTGGGCGCAAGTTAGAGATGCCATAACGGTCCGCCTGTTGCGTGTCTGGGTTGATGCGGAAATTGCTGCGTATGAGCCTTTGCGTGTTGTGATCCGTAAAGAGGCAACTGAGCGTGTCGTTGTCATGGACGAATTGGCGAACAAACCAGAGCATACAAATGCAGCGCTTAATTATGCGGAAACAAGATCGTCAACACTCATCACTGTGATATCGGATCAGACCAGGACGAATATTAAAGACATCGTCGCAGAGGGTTTAGTCGACGGAGATCACTCGCGGATCGTCGCCAGGAGAATCCGTGACCAGGGGATAGGTTTGTCGAACGCTGGGCCGTATTCCCAGGGGCGAGTTAATCGATATCGTGCCGCGCAAATTGAGGCCGGCGTATCGGGGCAGAAGCTCGAAAAGCGAGTTGCAAAATTCCACGCTAAAATGCTGCGCTTGCGATCTGAGGCGATTGCAAAAACCGAGATGGTCGCGGCGCAAAACGAGGCCAGGCTCACCGTGTGGCGAGAGGAAAGAAAAGCGGGCCTGATCGATCGCAACGCAAAAAAAGTTTGGATTGCCGGGTCTACCGAAAATAGGACGTGCGCCGATTGTGCGATGGCGGATGGTGATGAGGTACCGGTAGACATGGAATTCGCTAATGGATTCATGAGGCCGCCGGCTCATACGAGATGTAGGTGCACAATGGGTCTGAGTATGCTATGACACCTATTTGTCAACCATGGCTCATGAATGATATGATCGATGCGCGCCGCGCGTTGGTCTGTCGCAGCCCTCAGCCGCGCGTTGGCGCATGGAAAGATAATGAGCAATAAACCGGAGATCTATTTCGTTTGCGCGAAAATGTCTATGGCCGATGCCATGGCTGGCGAGCCGTTTAGCGGTGCGGCTGGCCGGGAGCTATACTTGCGCTGTATGCGCCCGCTTGGACTCCGCAGAGCCGACGTTGGCCTGGTGTCGCTTGATAAGTCGTCAGTGCCCGCAGATGGTGTTGTCATTGCGGTTGGGGCGCCGGCGGCGAAGGCGTTGGGCGACCGCGCATTAGTGGCGATACCACACCCGTCTGCGATTTTGCGCAAGAAGGATACCGGAGAGACACTGCGCAAGATGGTGCGAGTTCAGTCGATCATAAAGTCCGCTGAGGACGCACAGGGTGAATGGGTGGGGACGTGGCACGCGTTCGTCCCACCGGGCGGCGGCCGGTACGTGTACCAAAAACACACGCGCGGCAATAACGTCCATTATGATCTGCGGTTGTCGTCAAAAAAGAACGGCCAGGCCTGGGGATGGACAATCGTTGGTGGCAACCCGCTGACGAGCGGGTCGCGCAAGGTGCTACCGAAAAAGGAACACCCGGATAACTGGATGAGCCAAAACGGCAATCTACCGGGTGGCGACAACATGGAGATATTAGCCAGCGGTGAGTACCAGACTGGCCTGTGTCATAACGCCTGTTGCGAGCTGATTTTGACTGGCTTGACAGGTGGTGAATCGACTGATAGGGTGGTCATCACATCGTCAGAAAAGAATGACGACGGTGTTCCTCAATGGGTGAGTATAATGCCCAAAGAGAGGGCTCAGATCTCTGAGCGCAAATCCATCGCCGAGATCACAGGCGATATGGACCAAGATGAAAAGGTCATTTACGATGGCCAGCTGGTTAGCGCTGGAGCGGTTGCGGAAAAGATGAGCGTTGAAATTGTAAAATCAATGTCGGAAAAGCAGGTCGTTTATGGTCCGGTCATTGATCCGTACATTGCCGACGCCCATAACGATTGGACACCGCCAGACGAGACCGAGAGATTGGCCCATGAGTTTATATCGGGCGATAGAGCGATCGGTTTCATGCACGTTGCAAAGGATGGCGAGTCTTATCCTGTCGAGTCGTGGCTTGTTCCATACCCTTCTGCTGAGGATTATAGATTGGCCATGGCCGGAAAACCGCATAAGGTGCTGGAGCAACGGTTCGGCGATCGGAAGATCCGCAGTGGCACATGGATGCTCGGAGTTAAATGCTCCGATCGGTTGTGGGCGCTACATAAAGAAGGAAAACTCAATGCATTCTCGCCTGGCGGCCTAGGCCGGAGGCGAGTTATTGATGCGTCGGAAATGCCAAAGGTCGAGGTGGTAGATGCCACGTAAACTAAAATGGAAAGGTATCGGCGAGATATCGCTTGTAGATAAAGGCGCAAACTTCGAAACGGCATTCCCGATTACGAAAGGCAAACAAATGACGATCAAAGCAGAAATGCTTGAAGCGGCCCTTGAGACGCCCGTTGATGGCGAGCAAGAAATCGCGAAAAGATTTGAGACAGAAGACGAAAAGGCCGCGGCCGTTGCCCTGTACAGGGTGGCCGATGCCGTGAACCTACGCAAGGCGTTCGACTTACCTAAGCCAGAAGTGGTTGAAGTGGTGAAGGGCGCGGATCCAGAACCAGATAAGGCGGATGAAATGGACGAAGAGATCAGGAAGCAATTCGAGACGTTGCAAAAGCAGCTCGACGACGCAAATCAAGAGCTGGCAAAAGCCAAAGACGAGCGCGAGTATGAAGGCTGGTTGGCCAAGGCCAAAGAAGAGCTGCGCTACGTGCCGGGCGAACTCGAAGACATCGCCAAGCAACTGCATGCAGTGGCTAAGGTGGATCCGGGTATGGCCAAAAGTCAATTCGAGACCCTGGCGAAATCATCGACAGCCATCGAGAAATCTGAGGCATTCGCCAAGGTCAGCACCCGCGGCGATCAAGAGAGCGATGAAGATATGTTTATCGAGAAGCGGGTAAAAGAGCTTGAGTCTGCCGGCAAAAGCAAACTGCAGGCGTTGATTGAAGCCGGTCGCGAAGCCCGGAAGAACAGCTAGAAAGGAACGGAACGATGGGAACCCACGGAAAACTTTTTCCTCTCAGTGGACTAAAGGCGAACGCCGATCTGTCCAGCTACCAGCACAGGTTCATTAAGTATACCGGTGGCAAGGTCACCTATTGCAACACGCAAGGCGAACGAGCTTATGGTGTATTGACCGATAACCCAGCCGCCGCTGACCGCGCCGCCGCTGTTGTCGCCATGGTCGGTCAGGCCAAGGTTGAGGCAGGTGCGGCTGTTGCACAAGGCGCACCGGTGATGACCGACACCGCCGGGCGGGCAATCACATGGACGTCGACCAATCATGTTCTCGGTGTGGCCATGGAGGCCGCCAGCGGGGCTGGCGAAAAGATCATGGTACAGCTGCAGCCCGAACAGCGAGACTTATCGAATACGGTAAAGGGCGTTATCCCGCTGCCACTCGGCTCAGCGCGGGAAATCGCCACCAATGCGATTCAAAACCTGGCTGCGTCCGGTGGACTGTTGTGCTCCGATAGCACGCCGATTTATGAGCGCGTGAATGGCGCCACTGACAAGGCCTTGCGCCTGAACTGGGCATCGTCGGACAGTAACGAGATCACGTTTGACTCGGTTCCGAAGCCGCACGATCTTGACGCGTCAGCAGATATGACAATCCATCTTATGTCATATATGAGCGGTTCAACCGATACACCGGTTATCGCTGTTGGGTATTTCGAGGGCGTTGGCGACACCAACGCCGGCGGAAACACTGCCGCCCTGAGTGACACGGAGGCCGAGCAAACCGTGACCATCGCCGCTGCAAACATCGCAGCCGCGCCTGGTTACTTTACCGTGACCCTGACCCCCGCTGCGCATACATCCGATGCCCTGTACCTCATGCAGGCATGGTGTGAATACACAAGGATTGTGAATTAGTGATAACCTAGCTCGGGCCTGGATCACCGGGCCCGGGCTCTAATTTTGGAGTCAAAAAATGCCACAGCCAACCCAGAGTGATCTGTATGTAGATCGCCTATTAACCAACATCAGTCTCGCCTACGCGCAAGAGTCGACGAATTTTGTTGCGCCGCAAGTCGCGCCTGTTATTCGCGTCAAAAAGCAGAGTGGATTGTACACGGTTTATGACAAGAATTTTTTCAGGCGTGATCTGATGTCACCGCGTGCTCCATCTACCGAAGCCGCTGGCGCTGGCTACGAGGTGAACAACACCGGTAGCTATTACTGTAACGTCTTCTCGCTGCGGAAAGACATCGATGACGATGAGGCGCGCAACGCCGATGAGGTCTTTGAACTGAAAAAAGAGGCAACCATGCTTCTGACCCAGGCGTCTATGATCCGTATGGAGCGGTCGTTTGCAACGGATGTTTTCGCAACCAGTAAGTGGACCGGATCCCACACCGGCTCAGATATCACCGTGTCGAATGCTTGGACCTCGAGCTCCGGGACGCCGTTTGCTGATGTCGATTTGGAAAAGGATTCGATCTTGAAAAAGACCGGATACCTACCAAACAAGCTCGTCTGCGGGCGCCGGGCATGGAACGCGTTGAAGAACAGCGATGATGTACAAGATCGGATCAAACACACGTCCCGTGAGGCCATCACCACCGAGATGGTGGCACGATTGCTTGAGCTCGACGAGATCGTTGTTTGCAACGCCAGCTACGTCTCATCGGCTGAAGGCGCTTCGTCGGCAACCAACGCGTTCATCAACGAACAGGACGATGCACTGTTGCTCTATGTGCCGAGGAACCCAGGGCGCTACACGCCATCGGCAGCGTACACCTTTGTGTGGAGCGGCGATGATGGCATGGGCCTGAACGAGTTTGGCGCGGCGATTAAGGACTATCGCATTGAGCGAATCAAGAGCGACAGAGTCGAGATCAATCAATACTTTGACGTGGTCCAGACCGGCGCCGATTTGGGCGCTTACTTTGACAATGTTTACAGCTAGGATATAGGATAGGATAACTAGGTGCCCGGGGCACGTGTCTCGGGCACCTCTTATCGAAGGGGCTGTTTTATATGGTTGATTACATCGCGGGGCCGCGCTGGCTTGGCAAAGAAAGGCCGGGGGATCCAGTATTTATCCCGGCCGATACACCCAAGAGACGCATGGAGACCCTGTTCCGGATGCAGCGGATTGAAGTGAAGCCCAAGGGCCAGTGGGTATACGTTGCTGGCGACAAGTACAGGGGCGCCGAAAGGCCAGGGCAAAGGGTCGACGTGTCCGGGTTTGACCGCAGAATGTTGCGCACGCTTGTTGAACGAGGTACATTAAAGAGAATTGACAGCGGAGCCACCGCTGTCGCGAAAAAAGGGCGCAAGGGCAAGCGATGACTTGGACGTATGGCGGCGACCCGACAGCCAACGATCGCGATGAGGTTAGGTTTCTATGTGGTGATCGCGATAGCACCGACGAATTGCTTTCCGATGAAGAGATCGCATATCTGATTACCGAGGCCGGCAGCAATACATTGGCGGCGGCGATGGCGTGCGAGGCCATAGCGGCTGAATTTGCCAGAGATGTCGACACAAAAAACGGGCCGGCCAGTGAGTCGGCGTCGCAACGGTACAAACAGTTTTTAGCCAGAGCTAAATCATTGCGTAGCCGCGCGTTTGCTGGGGCCAAGCCTGTTTTTGGTGGTCAATCTATTTCCAACAAAGAGACCCTTGCCGCCGATGCCGATGTGCCACAGCCGTATTTCAGCCGAGGGTGGAGCGATTCGCCCGGCGCACCTAGCCATATCGGTGGCGGCGCCGGAGATGATGAGAGCACCTAATGCCGCCACGCACGCTCACGCGGACCATGTCCGATACGATAAGCTTTAAGCTGCAGACGGGCCGCGGCTCTGGTGGCGTACCTACGTGGGGAGCCCTGTTGACATGTGCCGGAAAGTGGTGGAGCAAGCGCCAGCTGGTGACTAATGGCAGCGGTGCGTCGCTGATAACGAAGCATTACTGCCATACTTTTACGAAGATCCCGCGCGGCTCGCTTGTGTTTGGGCCTGACGATGATACGAGCGATGATAACAACGGTCATATTGTTGATATCTGCAATGCATTTTCTTCCGCCGCCGTACGCGGCACGCAGTGGACCATGTACGAGATCAAGGTTCAGTAATGGCGATCAGGTTATCGGCAAAGATCGATGGACTCAAACAGGTGCGAAAGAAATTTTCCAAGGCAGGCGATGCTGGCGATGCAGCGGTTAGGTCCGCGATCTATGCTGTCGCGAATGACTTAATGGTAAAGGATATCATTAAAG